TGTTTGTAGTAGTTTATAATAACATACAAAAAGGACTTAAAGACAAAGCAAAGAACTAATTATGGTGGGCTATAATAAGAGATGCCAAGCTATTACGCTGAAAGGTCGCAGATGCAAAAAAGCGTTTAGTTTTGTATGCAATAAAGCGTTGTGTTGTACTATTCATGCTTATACATATGCTTTATATGCTTTAACTATTCAAAAAGCATATAAAGGCTATCGCGCGCGCAAATACGTCAAGTTGCTTGCTAGACTGCCTTGTGATATTCAGCAAAAGATCTTATTTTACGTAAGACAACCTTATTATAATGCTAGGAAAAATAAGTGCATACAAGCAATTCTTTGTAAAAGGTTTGTTACAATTTTTGGAACACCCAAAAGTATATGGTCAGGATTTGTTGTGGCTAATGCAAATGCGTTTTTAGGCGATTATAAATCGCGCGTTTTAACAATGAATAAAACGCAATTTAATGACCATGTTTTAGATATTGCGCATTTACACAAATTATATATAAAATATATGGCGCTAAGTGACCTTAACTATGACGCTATGTTATATCATATTACTAATATTGTAAAAAGGCATATTGAAGAGTGTGTACATTATTATCATCGTGTAGGGGGGCCTTATTTGTATAGTGATGCTGAATTGGTGTTGCTCCGTAATAACATGATTAAATTACAAAACAGCATTACTATTTATAAATTTGAATATATGAGCAATTTACGTATGCGCAATTTACAAAACGCTATTAGTGTTTGAAACTTTGAATTTGAATTTGAATTTGAATAAAATTGAAATTCTTTTTTTTATGTTTATTATAGTAATTTATAAAATTAATATATTTTAAATGAGCAATAGCGTGAGCAATAGCAAGGAAAAAGCGAAAGCGACTGCATGCGAAGTATGCTGTGAAAAATACAACAAATCTACTCATACTAGAGTTGTTTGCGAATATGCAGGATGTGCTTATGAAACATGCAAAGTTTGTGTAAGAAAATATTTGCTTGGAACAACTAATGACCCGCATTGTATGAATTGTAAAAATCAATGGACAACTAAGTTTCTTGTTGAAAATTTGAATAGAAGCTATATTGATAATGAATATAAAAAGCATCGTAAAAATTTGTTGGTTGAGCGAGAGATTAGTAGAACACCCGAATTAATGGTTTTAGTCGAAAGGACAAAACTTGTTGAAGAAGAAACAAAGGAGCTTAGTCTAATGATGAAAGAATATGACGAGCTGCGAAAAATGGTTAATATTATGCGAAATAAAATAGGAGAAAAAAATTTGCGAATTTTTCGTATTCAAAACGGTGAGGCTAGCGATAAAGAAGAGCGCAAGAAATTTATTATGCCTTGTCCTGGTAACGATTGCAAAGGTTATTTATCTAGTCAATATAAGTGTGAATTATGTAAATTATATGTGTGTCCTGATTGTTTTGAAATCATTGGATACAACAAACAAGATAATCATCATATATGTAATGAAGATAATTTGAAAAGTGCCGAATTGATCAAAAAGGAAACAAAAGGCTGCCCTAAATGTGGAGTACGAATTTTTAAGATTTCGGGATGCGACCAAATGTGGTGTACAGAGTGTAAAGTGGCATTTAGTTGGAATAGTGGTAAAATTGTTAGTAATGGCGCTATTCATAATCCTCACTTTTATCAATATATGCAAAATAATAATGCTGGTCTTGCGCCTAGAAATCCAGGTGATGTTTTATGTGGTGGTTTGTTATCTATACATAATTTAAAGTTTATTCAAGCCCATTTAACAAAAGCTTCGTCGGTTGTTAATGCTAATATGGACGAATTTGTTGGGCTTTTGGTTTCAAACGTAACAATTAGAAATTTTATTCAAAATTTGAAGGTTAAGCCGGCGCGCTATTTTGTTGATTTTGATCTGTATAATGCTTTAAGTAATAAAGAGTTGATGGAAGAGCTAAAAATCAAACTTTCGGAAACCTCTATTTTTGCGATTTTGAATACACAATTGTCTAATCTTCATCGCGTTGTTAATCATATTACAAATGTAGATTTAGAAAATTGTAGGAGAATAGTCAGGCAGTTATTGAACCATGATCAAGTAACTGTGCAATATATTTTAAATCGCAAGTCAAAAGAGGAGTTGGCAAATGCTATTTATAGGAATGATAATGAGAGAAAAAAGAATGTTGAAAAGTTGAATGTATATGAATTATTAAGTGTTGTGGGTATTGAGCGTTTTAATGAATTAAATGAGAATTTCAAATTTACCTCGGGATTGAGTGTTAGTTTAATTGTGTCTTTTATACATAAAATAGTTAAGTTATTTAATGAATATAATCAGCTTATTGAGTATTGTAACAATCAGCTTATTACAATTAGTTATACATTAGGATTGTGTGTAAGCACTATTATATTTGATGATTATAGTTATGCTAGTAAAAGCAATAAATTTACCTTAAGCGACTATAATAAAATCAAAAATGCTCATGGTCCTGATCCTGATCCTGATCCTGGTCCTGGTCCTAGCGAAGAAGCTTCATGTAGTTATATTGATAATAAATAATTTATGATAATAAATAATTTATGATAATAAATAATTTGTTTTTGTTTATTTTAAGTAATAGCCTTTAATATGTTTTGTTGCGTAGCAAGAGGGAGAATAGTGCCCTTTTCTACCGCATCGATAACAAGACATACTATTAACGTCATTGCTATGTTTTGAAGCACATTTTTTTTCATGGTACATGCATTTGCTTTCTTCGTCAAATTCCTTTTCGCAATAATTACATACCCAAACTTCCTCGTATGTCTCATCACTAAACCCTTCACTAGTTTCGCACTGGACACACTCATTTGCAAAATGTCCTGCTTCTCCACAAGTAAAACATTTATTATTTGTACTATTGCTCATATGTGTTAAAAAGTCAGTTGTTGATTTATCTAAATTTACTTTAACAAATGACCCTCCGCGAACATTAGCAATTCCATATTTATCCATATATTGCATTGTATACTTGTCTTCATCATAATTATCTTTATTTTGTAAAATTTTAATTACTTTTAGCGGTTTATATTTTTGTGTCCATGCAGAACCATTACCATTGCAGTGATTTTCTAATCTAAATTGTGGATTGTTTGTTTTTCCAATATAATATTTTCCTTGTTCTAATTTGAGAACATATATACAAACCATTTTGCTATATTATTATTGTTGTTTTTAAATAATAATAATGTTTTTAAATAATAATAATGTTTTTAAATAATAATAATATAAAAAATAAATTATAAAATACGTCAATTTTATGGTGTGTTTATTTTAATTTTTGTTTTATAATGTCTAATGTTGATTTATCTAAATTTACGTTGTTATATGATCCTCCGCGAACATTAGCAATTCCATATAGTTTCATTAAGTTTATTGTAACAATGTCTTCTTCGTAATCATAACAATCTTCTATAAATCTCATTAATTTTAATGGTTTATATTTTTGTGTCCATGATGCATTATTATTATTTAAATAAGATTGTAATGTAAAATTTTTATTAGTTGTTGTTCCTACATAATATTTTTCTTCTGCTAATGACAATATATATATATTGATCTTTTTATTAACTGTTTCTTTGACATCTGTTTCTTTGACAACAGCTTCTTTGACATCTGTTTCTTTGACATCTGTTTCTTTGGCAACAACTTCTTTGACATCAGTTTTGTCTTTAACATCTACATATTTCTCTAAGAAATCGTCTAATGTTATTATTTCTATTGTTCCGATTTTTTTGGCGTTTTCGACTTTTGTTGAATTGCTTAAGCTGTCACCTATTATTAAAATGTTTGTGGTTTTTTTAACAGATGTTTCAATAATTGGTCCAAATTTAGTAAGTAATTTTTCCAATTCTTTTTTTGTATATTTTGACGATTTATCAAAGTCCGAAAATACTATTATTTTATTTTTTAAAGCATGATCAGGTTCTTTGGGTTGTGTTGGTTGTGTTGTTTGTGTTTGTATTGTTTGTATTGTTTGTATTGTTGGCTGTTGCGTTTGATAATCGGGCTTAATTGATGTTATAAATTCAACAAATTCGGGTATTGCTTTTACAAATTGCAATGCTGTTTTTTCTCCAACACCTTCAACTGCATTAACCTTGCTTATTTTTTCTTCATCGCTTGTGCCGGGCAGTAAAATGTTTGGCTCTGCTTTTAAAATTGCATTTATTGTTCGCTCAGCTAAACCACGTCCAAATATATTGGATGCAGCTGCAATTTTTGCTATGCTTGCTTCTTCTAGTTGTTTTTGGATAGATGTTTTGATTTTTGTAGCCATCTTTTTTTGGAAACCTTCAACCTTCATTAGGTCTTCACTAGATAAATTTATTATTTTAATGATTGAATTTGCGCCGCTATTTATAATTTTTTCAATATTTTTCTCGCCTAGTCCTTCGACTTCTAAGTCTTTAAAGAATTTTGCTATTGATTTTACATTAACTCGCGGATCAGATTTTATATTTTTCAGTATAATATCTACATTTGTAGCATTCCATACATAATCATATTCGTCAGTGCTGGGCATTATTGGTTTTTGTGCGGGTACTATTACTGATGTAATTTTTGGTATTACATCTCCGCTTCTTGTTAGACTTACTAATGCTCCTAATCCAATATTGTTGTCTACAATAAATCGTGCATTAATACCGGTTGCGTATGTTATTGTTACGCCGCCAATTGTTACGGGTTCAAATTGGACCCGTGGTTTTAATAGTCCATCTTTTGATACTGACCAAAGCACGTCTAATACTTTTGCTTCTATTACTTGGTCTGTTAATACCATTTTAAAAGCAAAAGCGTGTTCGGGGTTTTTGCTTTTACGATCATGTAAATTATCGTCAATGCAAATTATGCCGTCAATAGAATATGCGTAAGTGGTTCTAAATTCGATTAATTTATTGGATAAATAGTCGTTTGTTAATTGCTCATAGTTTAATGCTTGAATATTTTTAACACTTATTACGTTTAATTCTGCCAATTTATTATATTGTTCTGATGGTTTTAGATTTTGGGGCATTATTACTTCATAACCTACAAAATCTATATCTTGTAATATGTCTTTTTCTAATTGTGTTAGTTTTTTGCGATTGACTAGTCCGGCTATGAAATTTCGCGAATTGCTGAATTGGCCTTTATATTTAAGTTTGAAAGTTTCTTCTTTGATCATTAATTCGCCTCGCAATGTTATGTTGTTTTCTTTTGGCAAGTTTAAATATGGGAGTAGGTGATTAATCAAAAAGCCGAATTTGCCGTCGCCTTTTTTGTATAAATTTGGACTACCTGTTTCTGTGCTGTATAGTGCGCTTACACCGTCGACTTTTGCCGATATTACATAGGGTCCTTTGTATGTTTGTTTGAATTTTGTTAGCGCGTTTGTATCGGGTTTTATTTTATCCATTGACCACATTTCATAAGGGAGTTTTACTTTTGTGTTATCATTTTTTATTTGTGTTTGTTGGTCGTTTGCTAGGGCATTTGATGGGTCTTTTTTCAAAATATATTCGCGCAATATGTCATATTCGTTGTCTGTTAATAAACTGCTTTCTTTAAGTTCTGAAATATAGTAATTATCGATAGCTTCTTGTAGCATTGCTGTTAGCTCTTCTAATGATAATATTGCTAATGCTGTTATACCTTGTGATTTAAATTTATTTAGATTTTCTAGGATTGCTTCTTTGATTTTTTTTGTATACTTTTTAAGCGTTTGGGCTTTTGAGTTGGGCATTTTGATTTTTAATGTATCTTTTTTGGCTGATGTTGGTGTATGTGCTGGTTTTACTTCTTGTGGTTCTGGTTCTTCTGCTTTAGGTTCTGGTGCTTTGAGTGCTGGTGCTTCAGGTTCTGGTGCTATTGCTTCTTGCTTTACTTTAATTTTTTCTTCTATATGTTTTTTTATTTCTTCAATAGGTAAGGTTAAAATTACTGAATGCTCGTCTATTCTGTCTTGTGGCTCTTTATATTCCATACATAAGAAATCGAAAATGTCTTTTTCTGTTTTGAATAATAAATTTTGAA